TGAACCCCAAAGGCTTGGCCAAGTTCGCCGCGACTTCCTAGTCGTAAACCAGAGAATATAATTCAATGAAAACATACGAACTCCCCGCCGAAACCAAAGCCGCCACCGGCTTCACGCACAAGGTCGTTATCACGCACACTTCGCTCACCGAAGCGACTGATAACACCGCCCAGACGCTGACGCTGCTCACCCTTCCGGCTGACAGCATCATCACGAACGCAGCTACCCACTTGGTCACGTCGTTCCAAAAGACCGGCACCAGCGCCTACAACAGCAACACGGTTGTTGTTGGCGTCTCGGGCACGACCAACCAGCTGATTGCCTCGCAACAGATCAACACCAACGGCACTCCGGTGACCGCGCGCATCTTCAACAGCACCGCGCCGATTGCCTACACAGCGTCTACGCCCATCATCGCCACTGTGGCCTCGATGGCTTCGTACGACCTAGCCGAGCTGGATGCTGGAGAAGTCCACATCTTCTTGAGCGTTGTCGATCTGAACAAGGTCTAGTCCGTCTGTCTTAACACTCTGTCGTCCGCTGCAAGGCGGACGGCAGCAGTTAGGATGGCTGAAACACTTTGGAGCGATCTTGTCGCCGACTTAGGCGATGAGATGCAGCACCTCGTCAAAGAGGAATTGCTGCGCGGCTGGCATGCGGACGCTGTTCTAGCGGCCACGCGCCAGCAGCGTATTGCCCAGGCTAACGCCCGCCTTGAGAACTGCGCCATCGAGGGCATCGGCGCCCGCGAGATGAGCATCGATGCCGACAGCTACTGGGCTTGGCACGGCACAAATCCCGGGTGCTGGCAGGACAAGGGCTTCCGCGATTGGTTCAAGAAAAAGAACCCCGAGACGGTCGTCAAATACACACCCCGCAACACCACTATCCTCGTCTCTTGAAACCCATCGACCGCGACAAGATCGTAGAAATCCTCGGTGAGGTTGAGCAGGCCGACAGCGACGCCAGCACCTACATCCAGCGCAAGCTGCGAAACTGGAACACCCGCTACTGCATCTGGCCCGGGCAAAACGAGGACGGCCGCAAGCGCAAGGGCAGCCTCGGCGCCCAGCCATTTCCTTGGGACGGCAGCTCGGACTGTAAGATTTTTCTCAGCGACAATATTTGCCGAGACCATGTTGCGATGTTGACCTCCGCGTTCTTCAAGGCGCGCGTCCAGGTCCAGCCGGTCGAGTCTATGGACATCGACAAGCGCACCGCCGCCGAGGCTGTCCTCAAGTGGCTCCTCTTCCAGCATTGCCTCAGTGACCTCCAGCGTGAGGTCCGCCTTGCCGCTGAATTCCGCGAAACCTACGGCCTCGCCGTCATGGCCATCGACTGGCAGACCACCACGCGCACCGAGGTCAAGACCTTCACCATCGATGACGCCATGGGCATGCTCGAGGCCGCCGCGCAGCAAGACCCCGAGCAGGCCGCCAACCTCCAAGCCCTCATTGAGGTCGTCCTTGACCCTGAGCAGGAGGAACTCGCTGCCCAGCTCCTCGGCGAGATCGTGCCGGAGCTTGGCAAGCCGGCCAAGGTGCGCGAGCTGCGCGAGAAGGGCATCGTCGAATGGGACAGCCCTTACATCTTTGAAAACAAGCCGGTCTGGACCGCGCTTGAGGCGTTTGAGGACATCATCTTCCCGATCCAGAGCTTCAGCCTGCAGCGCGCCGCCTTCGTGGCCCGCCGGGAACTGCTTACCGAGGTCGAACTCCGCGAGCGCGGCATGATCGAGGGCTGGGACGAGGACTGGGTGGAGCGCACCAGCAAGCACAAGGGCGAGATGCGGCGCATCACGGCCAACCTCCACCGCACCGACCAGTATCTCTACGAGCAGCTGCGCGACATGATCGAAATCTGGCACGTCTACCGCAAGGAGATTGATGAGAAGACCGGCGCCGTCCGAGTGACGCGCAGTATCATGTCGTTCCACGTCCCGGACAAGGTCGCCGTGCATGAGATCATGCCGTATGCGCACGGCCTTTACCCCTTTGTTGAGTTAGCCCGCGAGCGCACCACACGCCCGCTCCTTGAGTCCCGCGGCATCCCAGAAATCTGCATGACCGCGCAGAACGAAATTAAGACCCAGCGCGACTTCCGCGTAGACGCCGCCAGCCTTAGCGTCCTCCCGCCGGTGCGCGTGCCAGCCAACCGCGGCAAGTTTGACCTAGTCCTCGGCCCCGGCGTGCAGATCCCTGAGCGCCGCCAAGGTGAGGTCAGCTTCATGGAGCCGCCCCGGGTCAGCCAAGGCAGCATCGAAGTCGAGGCCGCCACCCGCTTGGACGTGGACAATTACTTCGGCCGCATGTCCCAAGGCGTCCCGCCCCAGCTCGCCATGCTGCACACCCAGGAGCTGATCGACACCTGGCTCCTAGACATGAAGCTCTGCGTTGTCCAGACGATGGCCCTCGCCCAGCAGTATATGTCGCCCGAGGAGGTCGCCCGGGTGACGGGCAACCAGCTGCCATTTAACGCCAGCCCGCAGGACATCCGCGGAAGGTTTGATATCACTGCAGAATTCGATGCAAGGGTGCTCGACGCTGAAGCACTTGGGGCCAAATTAAAATATTTGAGCGAGATATTGGTTCCGATGGACAGTTTCGGAATTATAGACCGAGCAGGTCTTGTAAAATATATGTTCCAAGCGGTCGATCCCAACATGGCCGCGCTGTTGGTGCAGGACATCGGCGCCGCCACCGCAGCCGAGCAGGAAGACGAGCAAAGCGCCTTCGCCAAGATCGCCGCCGGCACCGAGCCCCCATTGAAAGAAGGAGGCCAAAACGCGCAGGTCCGCTTGCAGACCTTGCAGACGATCATCCAGAGCAACCCAGCGGTGCAGCAAAGGTATCAGCAGGACGAAATCTTCCGCAAGATGATCGACGCCCGCGCCCAGGGTTTCCAATTCCAATTACAGCAGCAGCAAAACGCCGTCATCGGCCGCGTCGGCGCCCAGCCCGCGTTGCAGAAGATGGCGCAGGACCAACAACTCGGAGGCCCGCAGGCAGCGGCGGCTTAACCTATGGCATTTTCCCCCAACGTAGCCGTCCGCAATGTCGCCGGGCTCAATATCCCGCAGCATGATTACATTGCCTTCACCTACCACGGCGCAACGAACAACGCCGCCACCGTGACCTACCGCGAAGGCGGCGCCAGCGGCACCATCGTTGCCACCGTGACTTTCGCCTACACCACGCAGCCCCCGACCGTGGACAACACGCCGCTGGCCACCGTAACCCGCAGCTAATGACCTACAACGCTCTAACCGGAGGCTTTGCTCCTAGCGCACCCTCGGCCTCCGCGCCGCTGGCCCGCGAGGTAGGCACCTATGCTGACCTCCCGCTTGACGGCTCGGCGCCTGTTGGCTCGGCCTGGCGCGTCTTGGCTGGCTCCGGCATCCCGCTCTACAGCCGCCACGCCGCCGGCGTCTACGTCCGGTCATCCGCTGGCAATGTCAGCCGCGACAGCGACTACACCTTCGCCGGCAAGGCCGCGCAGATCATCGTCATCAAGGAGGCCGCATGAAAACCGCCACCGTCTCCAGCATTATCGCCAACGCCGCCAGCCGCGCCGGCTTGGACGGCAGCAGCATCGACAACCTGCCAACAACCACCAAGACGATCATGGTGGACAACCTCGGCATGCACCTCCGCGATGCCTGGGAGTTCTACGATTGGCCCGACCTAACGCGCACCGAAGAACGCGCCACCCAGACCGGGGTGGATGAGGACATTTACTTGGACCTAGCGCAGGCCGGCGAGACCGAGATCGGGGACGTGTTTGCCGTCTACCAAGACAACCCCCACACGCACGCCGCGCCGAGAGAAATCACCTTCAGCTTGGACCTCGACAAGATCCGCCTGCCGAGCGACTGCCCTGACACCGTCTATGTCCGCTTCCGGCTGACCCCGGCGGCCGAGCCCCGCGACCCCAACGGCCTTGTTGTTTCGCCCGTCCTCGCCACGGCCCTTGACCAGACCGTCCCGCAGATCCTTGCTGACTACCTCAAGTTCTCTTTGACCGGCGACCTCTTGACCGAAGACGGACAGCTAGACAAAGCGCAGGTCATGTATGGACGCGCCGAGTTGTCACTCGTCAAGGAGACCGAGAAATTCACATTCCAGCAAAAGCAGGTCCGCAGGTGGACCGCGCAGACTTCACCTTACTAACCCTCAAACAAACAAAATTATGGGATTCCCTAACGTAAAAACTAAACCCTCAACCGGCAACGTCCTTGACCACAGCAGCACCACCTCGGGCGCTGCGCCATCCGGCGGTCACATCGTCATGGTCGCCAACGAGTCGCGCACTTACTTTGTATTTCAGAACGTCAGCGACACCGTGATGAGCATTAACTTCGGCGCTGATGCAGGTGCCTCCGACAGCATTGTGGTGCAGCCCGGCGGCAGCGTGACCTTCAATTCTGCGTGGGTTCCCTCGCAAGAGGTCCGTCTGCGTTGCAGTAGCGCCAGCAAAGCGTATGTCGCCAAGCAAGGAATCTAACATGAACCGTCTGCTCACCATTCTACTGCTGGCCGCTGGCACTGCCTACGGCCAGATCGACAACCCGCCGACCTCGGCGAATATCGTGGACTCCACGGCGACAGGGCGGGCGGTGCTTACGGCGACCAATGCGGCGGCGGCTGCTACGGCACTCAGCCTTGGCACGACCAATGATGTGACCTTTAACCGTGTTGCAACTACGGCAAGCGGCTCCTTCACCAATCCGGCGATACGGATTGGAGCAAGCAACACGGGTTTGGTTTCTGTGGTAGGGTTTCTTTATGGGGTGTCCAAAGGTGAGTCAGTATTTGCAGCAGGCCCCACAGGTTTTTCGGTAGTCCCGCCAGCGACCTTTTCTACTAACGTAAACGTCAACGGATCTTTAGTTGGCACTGGCCCCGCCACATTTTCAACCAACGTCACGGTCAACGGCTCCCTCTCAGTCGGCTCCTTCACCACCACCACGCCCTCAACATGGGCTCTGGACGCCACGCAAACCGCCGCAGCTACGAACGGACGGCTAACACTGCCAAGCAACGCCAACGTCATCCGCCTGACCAACAACAACGCGATCAGCAGTGTGACCAACGGCGTCTTGGGTGCGTTTTACTACCTCGTAAACCAAGCGACCAATGCCGTGACCATTTCCAACGTGGGCGGTATCACGATTGACGGCGCGCAAAACTTAACGCTCTCGCCTAATGAATCCGCCACCCTCATCGCCACCGGACCCACAAACGTCTCCGTAGCAAATCGCGGCGATCTGACGGATGTCGCGCTGGGAGGGACGGCGAACACTGCGCCTTCGCAGACGGCGAGCAGTGGGTCGAGCTTGATGACGCGGGATTTGGGGGATGCGCGGTATCTGCCGAAATTCGGCCAATTTCTAAACGGGAATTTTTATTACCAAACGGCGGCAGACTGGATGCCAACAAAGGCAACAAACGGCGGCACAGCATCTTTTGTTGCAACAGGATCTCGCTGGACGGTCAATTTGGCCACCAATGCCAGCAGCGCATCTGGCGTGCGGTTGGGAAGGTTGGATCGCGGATATAATGACAGTGCCCTTCTTGCTTGGAGTTCCACGTTTACGGCATTTGTTTACGCCGAAATATGGGCAAGAACAAATGCCATATGCCGTTTTGTTGTAACTCAAACCGGAACCACAGAGGGCATAGCAAACTATCCTACCAACAGGGCGGTTGGTATAGAATTTCGCGGAGCCGCTAATATGGAAGCCCGATTGATAGCGCACAACGGGACCACCGCAACCAATGGTCCTTGGGTTTCGTTCAATTATGGAAGTATTGTTTATGCTTACAACACTCTTTTTGCAGTAAGGCACTTAACAAACGGGACTGTGGAACTTTATAGGAACTCCACCAACGTGCCATCGGCCACGATAACGGGTGGGCCGACCAATGGATCATCGGCAGGTTTTGTTCACGTCGACTACGGCATGGAAAACAGTACTAACGCGGCGGACAACTCAGCAAATATGCAAAACAGCGTCGAATGGTGGGGCGTGGAATACGATTAACAATGAAACTCCTCCTCTCCAACAACACCCTGACCCGCTACAGCAACGCTGGCGCATACGCCACCACCGCCGCCATCCCGCTTGACGGGCCGTTGGCCCTAACCGCGCAGGCGCTTCTGGCATGGCTGCAAGCGCAACTCGTCGAAGGCGAGTCGGTCGGCCAAGTCTTCATCGAGCCAGACGGCACACACTCGGACTACGAGACGCAAGTGGACGCCGAAGGCATGGAGTCACAGGTCGCCACCGCAAGCCGCGCCAAGCTGTCCGCTGCCATCACGGCCCACGCCGAAGCAGGATCACGCTCCGTTGTATTCAGCAGCGAAGCCCTGCCCACCGAATTGCGGGACGGCCTGCTCGCGGCATGGCAGCAAGTCGAAAGCATCTGACATGGTGCGAAGTTCTAACAAGTGGGAGCTTGATGTGCAGGGGTATCTCAACCTGTGCAACATTTCCGCCGAAGCGCCTCGTAAGCAGATCCGCGACTTTGCTGCCGGAATCAACGCGCTTGGCTTGTGGAACAACATGGTCTGTTGGCCGTTGAGGTCTTCGCAGAATGCTGCGACGGGCGACACGATGTTCTCGCTGGGTGGGCTGGGAGCTTTCAATGGGACAATGGTTAATACGCCAGTGCGCGGGGCGGACGGCATGACGTTTGCCACAAGCTCAAGCGTTGGACGAGACAGAAACATTACCGTGCCTTGGTCAACAGAGGGTGGATACGACATCCGCTCAAACAGCACCGTTTTCAGCATTTCAAACATAAGCACCACATTCTCGGCAGAGCAATTTTTGTTGGGTAGTCGCGCCCTTGGAAACAACGGATACGCATCCGTGAACTTTAACAACACAACCGTTGTGCGAGGACCAACCAGAGTAGGCGCAGTAAATTATGCTGTATTTACCTCGCCAGCCTTGTCTGCAAATTACAGAGCTTGGACAACTCAAAGGGAAAACAACGAAGTTGCAAACAGCAATGCCCAAGGAAATAAACTTTGGCAGGACACCACGTTAATCGCCAACGGTTCCAATGCCGCGCAAGTTGGTAATGAGGCGATGACCCAGTCGTTAGAAACACTCAATATCGGCAATGGACGCGGGAACACCAGCTTTGCGGTCATTGGCAACATCGCCTTCACCGCAATCTTTTCCGATTGGACCGTCAACGTGTCCGCTCTCCGTACACTTTATAAAAACACCCTTGGCCAAGGACTGGAACTCCCATGAGCTACGAATCGCACGTTTCGACGATTGAAAAGGGTCTTCTGGGCACGCTGGCCACCACCGGATCAGTCGCCGTCAGCTTCATGGCCCAGTTTGAACTCTACCTACGCATCAGCGGGCTAATCCTTGGCCTCGCCATTGGCGTTGTGACTTTGCTCTCCGTTTGGAGGGACTATCAGCGAAAGAAATAAAACCTATGAACAACTGGAAAACAACTACACTCGGCGCGCTAACCGCCATCATCGCAATCGCCACCGGCGCAAAGGAATTTCTCTCCACCGGCAGCCTCCCCGACATCGGCCTCATCGCCGCTTCGTTGGCCGCCGCCTGGGGACTTGTGATGGCCAAAGATAACAATGCTCGCGGCTAAATTCGTTGCCGCTGCCTTGGTCTTCGCCGCCTACCTGCTGCTGCCTGGCTGCGTGACGGTGGGCTACGATTTTCTAAAACAACAAGCCACCGTGACCTACACCCAGCCAAAAACGGACGGATACAAAAAGTAACCAATGTGGACGTGGATCAAGAGACTATTTGGCAGCAAGTCCGCCGCTTCCCTAGCGCCGGCCTCGCCGAACTCTGTCTCCGTATCCAGTCCGAGCTTCACCGTCGAGCCGCCCAAGACCACCTACGACGAGCGCAGGGTCCACACGCCGAACAAGAGCAGCAACGCGATTCGGCCGGAGGCGGTAGTGCTACATCACAGCGACGGCAGCTATCGCGGGGGCTGCGAGTGGATCGCCAACCCGGCATCTAAAGTGTCCTACCACGTTCTCATCGCCCGCGACGGCCGCCGCACCGTGTTCTGCAACGACAGCGAGCGCGCTTGGCATGCTGGCAAAAGCAACTGGATGGGGCGCGGCGACCTTAACTCTTGGTCC